GGAGTTAAGTTAAGTAAAGAATCAAACAAATTACTTGAAGAGTTTATAGGTAAAGGACAAAATGAAGAAGAATTATTAGAAAAGTTTGACTTGATTGATGAAATGGATGTTGACTATGACTTAGAAGATGAGCTTGACAAAAAAATAGATGAACTAAACAACGAAGTAAAATTAACATCTACAGGAAGAGCAAATAAAACAAGAAAAAGTGAGCAAGATGGGAAAAGTAAAAAAGAGGGCAAAGAAGATGTAACTTATTTAGTAAGATATATGTACACAGCATATAAGGGTGGTTACAAAACAGATTCTACTACAAATTCAAGAGAGTTTTGTAGAAAAATGATGAAAGCTAAAAAAATCTATCGTAAAGAAGATATTATAGCTATGGAAAATGTAGCAGTCAATCCAGGCTTTGGAGTTAACGGAGCTGCAACATACTCTATATGGTTGTATAAAGGTGGTGCTAGATGTTCGCATAGATGGACTAGAAAAATATATGCAAGAAAAGATGGTAGTAAATCTTTAGGAGATACTATAAGTACAACAAAAGCAAGAACAGAGGGTTTCAGACCAGAGGCTAATCCTAATAAAGTATCTATAGCTCCTAGAAATATGCCTAATAAAGGTTATACAGCAGCATATTGGAATAAAATGGGTTTTAAAAATTAATTATGGCAACAGTTTTATTTATATCGAGAACAGATTTAGTTAAGAATAGTATCATTGATGGTAATGTAGATACTGATAAGTTTATACAATTTATAAAAGTTGCACAAGAGACAGAAATAAAAAACTATCTTGGCACAAAACTATATGATAAAATTGGTTCTGATATTTCTGGTAGTGGTTTGTCAGGAAACTATGAAACCTTAGTAAACACTTATGTACAGCCTATGTTAATCTGGTACGCACAAGCAGAGTACATTCCTTATGCAGCATACCAAATAAAAAACGGAGGTATATTTAAAGGCAACTCAGAGAACGCAGAAAGCGTAGCAAAAGAAGAAGTAGATTATCTAGTAAACAAAGCAAGAAACACAGCAGAATACTATGTACAAAGGTTCTTAGATTACATAGACAACAACAGTAATTTATTTCCTGAGTATAATCAAAACACAGGTGGTGATGTTTACCCAGATAGTGATGGTTTGTTTAACGGATGGGTACTGTGAAATACAAACCAAAAAATAAAAATATAGTAAAACTTAAAAGGTATTTAGATATGAATTGGAGTTCAAGCAACACTTGGAATTATGAAGTAAGTTATAACAATCAAACAGTAAAAGATGTCAAGTAAAAAGTTTTCAGAGTTTACGTTACAGACAGATAGTTCTAATGTTGCGTTTGTTGTTGGTTTTAATGGTTCAGATAATGTTAGAATATCACCTAGCAATCTTATAGGTAGTGGTTTCTTACCTACCTCTGGTGGTACTATGACAGGTAACTTACTTTTACAAGACAACATACAAGTTCAAGTAGGTACAGGAGGAGACCTAAAGTTATATCATAATGGTACAGATTCATTTATCGAGAATCAAACAGGCATCTTAAAAATACAAAGCTCTGTTGTAGATGGTGATATATCGTTTCTTGCAGATAATGGTAGTGGTACTGCCACAGAATACTTTAGATTAGACGGTGGTGATGGTATAACAAGAGTTGCTAGAAACTTTAGAGCTAATGATAACGTAGCTCTACAAGTGGGTGTTGATGGTGATGCAGGTATGTATCACGATGGAACAAATACTTATTTTCAAAATGACACAGGAAATTTAATATTATTGCAAAATACTAACGATGGAGATATAATATTTCAATGTGATGACGGTAGTGATGGTGTAACTACATATTTGTTTTTAGATGGAAGCAACGCTTTTACACAAGTATTAAAAGATTTTTACTTCTTAGATAGCGTTATGGCTAGATTTGGTGATGGTGGTGATTTGCAAATCAATCATAACGGCAGTAACAGTGTTATTGATAACGTAACAGGCGATTTGTTTATTAGGCAATTCACTGATGATGGTGATATAAGATTTCAAAGTGATGACGGCAGTGGTGGTACAACTGAATACTTTAGGGTAGATGGTGGTAGTGAGGTAGTGCATTTTTCTAAAGATTTTATAATAGCTGATAATGTTAAAGGTAGGTTCGGTGATGGTGGTGATTTACATATATATCACAATAGCACTGATTCTTTCATAGACAATAGCACAGGTACGTTTAATATAAGAAGCACAGTTACTGATGGTGATATTGTATTTAAAGCTGATAATGGTGCAAGTTCTACAACAACATATTTTAAAGTTGATGGTACTAATTTTAGAACTAGCTTTGAACAAGATATACATATAATTGATAATAAAAAATTAAATATCGGAACTGGGAATGATTTACAAATATTTCACGATGGAAGTGGAAGTAAAGTAGAAAATTACACAGGTAATCTTACAATACAACAAAGAGCTGATGATAGTGATATTGTTTTCCAATGTGATGATGGCAGTGGTGGACTAACAGATTATTTTAGATTAGATGGTAGTCAAGCAGATGGCACATATAAATATATTGATTTTCCTGATAATAGTGTTATTTCTTTAGGAGATAATGATGCAGCTATTTTTCACGATGGCACTGATACAAGAATAAAAAATGAAACAGGTGATTTATTCATATCTCAGTTTGCTAATGATAAAGATATTGTGTTTAGAAGCGATAATGGCAGTGGTGGTATTACAGAATATTTTAGACTTGATGGTGGAACTGTAACAAATATATTTAGCCAACATACAAACTTCATAGATTCAAAAAAAGCATTGTTTGGTACAGGTAGTGATTTAGAGATTTACCACAACGGCACGGATAGTAAAATTGAAAATACTAATGGGGATTTACAAATATCAAACTTTGCAGACGATAAAGATATTATATTCAAATCTGATGACGGTAGTGGAGGTACAACTGAATATTTTAAATTAGATGGTTCTGCTGTATTTACTAGATTTAGTAAAGATGCTAGATTTTCTGACGATGTAAAAGCAGAGTTTGGAGATTCTGGTGATTTAGATATTTATCACGATGGTACAGATTCTTATATTGAAAACACTACTGGCAATGTGTATTTTATGCAAAGAGCTGATGATAAAGATATAGTTTTTCAAGCTGATGATGGCTCTGGTGGTGATACTACATATTTTAAACTAGATGGTGCTACGTCAAAAACAATATTTGAAACAAGTTCAAGGCATAAAGATAATGTAAAAGCTAACTTTGGTGATGGCGAAGATTTACAAATATACCACAATGGTAGTAATTCTTTTATACAAGATGCAGGTACAGGTGGTTTAGTCCTTTTAAGTAATCAAACCAGTATTAATAATGCTAGTAATAGTGAAGATATTGCTAAATTTATTGCAGATGGTGCAGTAGAACTTTACTACGACAATAGCAAAAAGATTGAAACCTCAAGTACAGGTGTAGATGTTTCAGGAGATATAACTTTAAACCCAACAAGTACAAGCAATAATGCTGCACCTCACAAATTAGTATTTAAAGGTACTGATTATCAAGGTAACACAGACACATATGGTGAAATAGGTTTTGAAGATGACGGAAACCTTACTCAAGACGGCTCAAATTTTTATATAAAAGGTAACTCAGATAGTGGTAGTTTATATAACATAATGACATCAGACGGATATGGTCAAATAACTTTTGGTTCTAATGTTTCTGGCGTTGCTAATTTAACTTGTACAGGAATTAACACAGGGCAAGGAACCAATGAGGTTTATGCTATGGACCAAAATGTTAGAACAACTGATGATGTAACTTTTCGTTCTGTCTCAATTACAAGTGATGGTTCAGATGCTGATGGAGCAGAAATATTTTTAAAACACGCAAATAATAATACCACAGATACAATAGGTACTGTACACTTTGGTAATAATGCTGATACAAGTTTATCAACTATTGTCTCAGAAACTGCAACTAACAATACTACAAGTAATTTAGTATTTAAAACATCAGCAACAGGCACAGTTGGTACAGTATTAACATTAGGTTCAGATAAAAGCGCAACTTTTACTGGAATAGTTGACGCTGTAAACTTTAAAATTAATGGCGCACAAGGTTCTGATGGTCAAGTATTAACATCAACAGGTAGTGGTGTAGCTTGGGAAAATGCAAGTGGTGGTGGCAGTAGTACAGATTCTTTTGTTCTAAATTTTTCAGCGAGTCATAGTAGCAACAACACAAGCAATTACTATGTTTTTAGAAACAAGTCAAATAGTACAATGCTTACGTTTGGTACATCACACACTCACGCAGGAGATTATTATTATGCTTCTCTAGTTATGCCTGTTGCTTGTTATTTAAAGACTGTGCATATTAAGAACATACAGACTACTCCGTCAGCAACAGTTGCAAAAATGAAAATATTTAAAAATGATAGTACAGTAGAGTTTGACGGCAGTAACATCAGTTGGAGTGGTGCAGGTTCAACAGGTGCATCGTGGACACAAACTCTTTCAAGTTCTGATAATAGTTTTGCAGCAGGTGATAGAGTAGATATAGGGTTTAACTTAGATGGTACAATGGGTGGTGTTACTTGTACTATGCTATTTGAATTAACATAATATTAAGAATATGAGTTATATATGGAACATACAAGATTTAGAAGTTTACAGTAATCACAACGGAGAGGTAGATGTAATTTATAGTGCTAATTATTCTTTGACTTATACAGATGAAACAGGAAACGCTGAGACAATATTTAAGCAAATAAATTTTGATATATCAACTTTAGATAATTTTATTGCGTATGATAGCCTAAGTTCTGCAAACGTAATAGAATGGATAAGAAACAGCTTAGGTACAGATGGTGTGTCTGCTTTAGAAACAGAAGTAAACACAGCCTTGACTAATATGTTAAATACATCAACAAAAACATTAAGATAACAAAACTAAATTTACTTATGAATTAATATTAACAAGTAAATAAATAAAAATGAAAATTACAGAAGAACAAGTTAAAAGAGTAAACCAAGTAATAGCAAGTTTGCCTATTGCATATCTAGCACAAGCACAAGAGATTGTAAAGATTTTAAATGAAAGTGTTGAAAAGGATAAAACAGAAAAACCAAAAAAATGAAATATAAATTTAAAGACAGAGAAGAGTTACTAGATAAGTATAACAGCATACCTACACCACATTCTCACGGAATAGTCATTGACGGAAATGATTTAATTATTGAGTGGGAAGATAACGAGTTAGAGGGATGGAGTGAATACAGACCTAAAACAAAAAAGTCTAAAAAGAAATAGTTATGAAAATAAGTGAAAATACAAATGTACAATTAGACCTAAAAACAATAGGAATGATAATAGGGGGAGCAGTAATGTTAGCAGGAACGTATTTTACTTTACAGGCTCAGATACAAGTAGCTATGGAAGAACCAAAGCCAGAGGTACAAAAAATAGAGTTTGAATACAAAGATAAATTAGTTAGGTCAACCATAGAGAAGATAGATTCTGATTTATCTACTGTTAAAGAAGATGTAAATGAAATCAAAGAATCTCTTGAAAAAATGGATGAGAGATTATATGAGATTAGTAAACAAAGATGAGATGTGTAATAATTGCGTACTTTCTGACTTTTGCGAGTTTTGCCCAATCGGACATTGAGATTGTTCAATATAGTGCAGAGTTTGTAAAAGAAAATGAAATAAGTCTAAAACCTTTAAGACAATATAACATTAAAACTTTATATATGTCTAAGGCTAGTAGTGTGTTTGTAAAACATAAAGTAGAATATATACCTAGTATAATTTTGTTTTACAATGGTGAAGAAGTATATAGAGTAGAATCAGGTATATCATTAAAATTACCAGAAGATACCTTACAACAAATAAACGAACAAATAGAAAATATAATTGAAAGCAAGTTTTGATAAAATACATACTAATATTATTTGTAAGTTTTTCTTTTGCGCAAATACCAGAGGACAAAAAATTACACTTTGCAGCAGGTAATATGATTGGTGCAGGTGGTTATGCTTGGTCTTACCACCAACATTATGATAAAAAAAGAGCTACCATAAACGGTGTTTGTTGGGCATTTGCAGGGGGAGTAATGAAAGAAATATACGATGGAACAAGTGGTAATGGATATGTAGAATTGAATGACGTATGGGCTACAACTATTGGAGGTTTGGTTAGCGTATATGTTATAAATTTATTTAATAAAAAAAAACGGTTAAACTATCGACAATTAGATAAAAAATTAGGAGGTTATTATTATGAAAAAAACTATAAAGAAATTAGTTACAATAATTATACTGCTTTTTACGAGCTTGACATTTACACAAGTTATAACACAAGAGAAGTTAGTAAAGCAAAGAAAAAATAATATATTTAAAAGTATATATAAAGAGCTGTTTCAGTATGGCACTTTGTATGTAGCAGGTGATGCTAGAAGTCCTTACGAGCAACAACGTAAAGATTATTTCATAAGAACAAACCCAGATGATTTATATGACGTACCACAAGTAGTAGATGAAACTGTTTATCATCCTTTTGATTATAGATATGGTTTTGGTTTTAGACGTTTAGCGAGATACGACTTTGAAATAAAACAAAACTACATAGATGGCACAGAGAATATGACAGGTCTATCTTCACCAACAGGTGCAGTTAAAGGCTTTGAATACCTTATACACTTTGAGAAAGAAAGACGTAGAGGAGAGACCTTTACAAACTCAAGGTACTTTGTAAGACATACAGGCAAGTATCACATACTAAAAGTAGAACAAAGAAAACAAGGTAACGTAGATTTTGAATATGCCTCAGCAGAAGCTAGACTACGATTACCAATAGGCAAAAAGTTTAGTATTAGTGCAGGAGTAATAGCAAGAACACATCAAAAAGCCTATGGATATAACCCAATTGAAATATGGTTAAACGAATCACAAACATATACTGACCCTGATGGTAATACTTTTGAATACCCACTTAATGTTTGGTATAGCTTGGGTTATCAATATGGCTACACAGATGAGCCAACAACCTACACAAACGAAGCAACAGGTGAATCATTTTTTGATTGGATATGGAGAAACCCACAAGGAGAGATTGTAGCCTATGGTGATAGAGATTTTAGAGATAGAGTATATGGTGATTTGATGAATCGTTACAATAATGAAATATGGGATGAGCTAGAGCCTTATGCTGAGTATGCTCCTATTGTAGGCTTTGACTTTTATCATCAAAGAAAAAATTATTGGTTGATGGCTTATGGAAATTGGATATTACCTCATCATAAATACTTTGAGGGAGACAATGACTTTAATTATCTAAACAGAAACAACTGGGGTTTAGGTGGACTAAGAGAAGATTCAACACCAGAACAATGGTCAGACTACCAAGCAGGTCTTATCATGGGTTGGAAGCTAACAAAGACTATTGGCTTTTTTGTTGAGGGAGAATACACAAAGTTTTGGGATAGTGAGTTATTTAACACAAGAGTAGGACTTAACATAAGATTATGAGATATTTTAATTACACAGAATTTGACAGTCCTGATGAATTAGGCTCAGGAAAAAATATGTCTCCTAAGATTTTGGAGATGCTTGACTTAGCAAGAGAGAAATACGACAAACCAATAAAAATAACAAGTGGTTATCGTACACAAGCATATAATGAGGACTTAAAAGCAAGAGGCTATAAGGCATCAAAAAATAGTTCACACTTAAAAGGACTTGCAGTAGATATACTTTGTAACAATTCTAAAGATAGGTTTGAGCTTGTAGATATATTACTTGACGTAGGTTTTAATCGTATAGGTATAGCCAATACATTTATACACGTTGATATAGATGAGGACAAACCTACACACTTAATTTGGACTTACTAATGGACTTTTCTGTAATTCTATTATTGCCTAATGGTGTTAATGTTGGTGTAAATTATTACCCTGCTGATACAGAGCATAATTACGAGGAGTTAAATATTTATTTATTAATTGTACAGTTAAAATGGAGATTTTATTATGAGTAAGAAATTTAAAGATAGTAAAATAGGTCAAGTATTGTTGGGAGCTGCTAGTATCTTAAACCCAACACTAGGAAATGTTTTAAAGGGTGTTACAACACCACAGGAAGCAATTGCAGAGATAACTAAGGCTGATGCACCACAAGACGATAAAATCAAGTTACAGCAGCTAATATACGACCAACAAAACAAAGAGATAGAAGCCATAACGTCAAGATGGAAAGCAGATAGTATGTCTGATTCTTGGCTTAGTAAAAATGTAAGACCACTAGTGCTTGTGTGGTGTATATGTATATTTTCTTTAGCAGGTATTTTAGACAGTATTGAGAGTGTTCCTTTTCACATAAACGACACTTGGAATGACACTTTTGAGAAAGTTATGATGGCAGTAGTCTTAGCTTACTTTGGTGGAAGAACAACAGAAAAAGCTACAAGTTTATTTAAAAAATAGTTTTCCCCTTATATATAACGTACCTGATATAACGTATCTAGTTGTTTAAGGTATATAACGTATAATATATATATAGGCAAAGTTATATATTTTTTTTGTAACTTTCAAGTATGCCTCGCAAACCCTCACGAAAAAATTTAATTAAACGTCTCGACAAAATATTTAGCGAATACATTAGGCTGAAACACGCTGACAAAAACGGTATAGTAAAATGCTATACTTGTGGTAAAAAAAAATATTGGGAAAAAGACGGTATGCAAAACGGACACTTTATTTCCAGACGTAGTAGGATATTGCGTTGGAGAGAGGAAAACTGCAAACCTCAATGTTACTCTTGTAATGTTATGAGGTATGGTGAAAGCTATATATTTGGTGTCAAACTAAATGCAGAATATGGCTATAACATAGCTGAGGAATTGTTAATTGAAAGCAAAAAAATAATAAAACAATCTGACCAAGAGCTGTTAGAATTAATAAATCTCTATCAAGAAAAAGTACAATGTTTAAAAAAACTTATTAACAATAGTTTACTTTCCAAAAATAATTTATAACTTTAAGCAAATTAAATAAATTTAAATTATGGAAAGTCCAAAAGACCAGTTAATAGAACTATACTATCAAAGAGTAATAGCTATGACTGAAAAAATTAATCAATTACAAAACCAATTAAATTATGAAAAAGGGAAAAATTACCCACATTAGTCCTAGAGGCGAATATACAAACGCATCTGGTACTTTTAACAAATACCAAGTCAGATTTGACGATGGTCAAGAGTTTCAATTTCTTGCAAGAGGAGAATTTAAAAAACCTGTTGGAGAAGTTGTAGAATACGAAGTAACAAACGTAGAATATAAAACAGCAAAACTAGTTTACAATCCTCAACCTACACCTCCTAATAAAGACCAACTAATTATTAGGCAGTCTATGGTAAAGGCAGCTTGTGAGTTTCACGCACATAGACCACAATCAGACATACATACTGTTTTAGCTGATAGTCAATTAATGATAGACTTTGTAAATAAATAGTTATGGAAATAGTAAACGAAACATTTGAAAGCTATCGAGATGAGGTACGAAAAATACACTCAGCCATGAGACTATTAGTAAAGTATAAATATAGAATCATCGATTTAGAAAATCAACTTATAGATGATACAAACATTGATAGACCCATAGAAAGAGTAAGTTATAGCAGAGTACCAAGACACAAAAGAGTATATTTAAAAACTAATAATAAAAATGAATAAAATGTCAGTAATAGGAAAAATAAAAAGAATAACAGACGTAGAAGAAAGAGGTACGTTTAGATTTAGAAAACTAATAGTAGAAACACAAGAAAGAGAAGAAAAGTATAATCAAACAATATGCGTTGATTTTGTTCAAAATAATTGTGGGCTGCTAGATGTTTGGAAAGTAGGAGACTATGTAGAAGTATTATTTAATCTTAGAGGTAGAGAGTGGACTAACCCAAAAGGTGAAATCTTATACTTCACTACCCTCAACGGTTGGAAAGTAGAAAACTACAAAGAGGAGGTTTCCACGAGAGACCAAGCACCAGACAGAGAAGATGATTTACCATTCTAATTTTTGAATTTCAATAGGGGGTCTCGTACCCCCTTTTTTTATGCTTATAAACTATTCAGACCATATTAACAGACTTAACAACTTTCGTAAAGGCAAAGTAAAAGAATCACTTACAATAGGAATAAAAGAGTTTGACAAACATTTTAGGTTTGTGCATAGCAATTTGGTAATGTGGTTAGGGTTTCCAAACATAGGTAAGACACATTTTGTAATCTACATAATGATGCTTTATGCTATAAAACATAAATTAAAGTTTTTAATTTTTTCAAGTGAAAATGACCCTGTTAGTTTGATACGCAAAATGATTGAAATGAGATATGGTTTGCCAATAAATAAAATAGAAGAAGCAGACTATGTGAAAGGTGTAGATTTTGTAGATAAACATTTTAAGTTTGTCGATTGTTCAAAACAATATACCTATACAAGTTTGCTTGATTTAGCTACTAATATTAAAAATGCTTGGGAGTATGATTGTCTAATGATTGACCCTATAAACTCTTTGAAGAAAGAAATAAAGGCAGGTAGTAATTCGTTTGAATATGGCTACGAGCAGCTTACTGAAATAAGAATTTTTTCAAAGAAACATAACATAGCTACTTGGGTTTGTTTACATACAAATACTGAAGCACTAAGAAAAGTACACCCTAAAGGACACGATTTTGAGGGTCAACCTGCTGTACCAAATTATGCCTCAGCAGAAAATGGACAGATGAACGCTTCTAGGTCTTGTGATTTTGTTACATTACATAGATACATATACGACAAAAGAGATTGGATGTACACAAGAATGTACGTTAGTAAGGTAAAAAACCAAGAATTAAATTACCGTCCAAATTCAATAAACGAACCCATAATGTGGAGAAGTATTAAAAACAATGTAGGTTTTGAAATAGCAGGTAAAAACCCAATAAAATATCCAACTAAGAAACAACTAACCATTGACAATACTAGAAAAAATAGCTAAACATCACAAGCTCTGGGTAAAACAAGTTATATCTTTTGGCTGTAAACCATCTGATGCTGAGGATGTAGTTCAGAATATGTATATCAAAATAAACACCTTAATAAATTCTGGTCTTGATATTACGTTTGACCAAGACATAAATAAGTTTTATATATATCGTACCCTTAAAAGTTTGTTCTATGACCAATGTAGAAAAGAGGCTAAGATACAAAAAGTAAACATAGAGTATTTAGAAAAGTATATTAAGGAAGAAGAAGAGTATAAAGAAAAAGATGTTGCAGGTAAGATAAAAGAATACAACAAAATACTAGATGAGTTGTACTGGTATGATAGAAAAGTCTGGGAGCTTACACGAGAAAAGAGTATCGCAGAAGTTAGTAAGCTAACAAACATTAGTTATTATTCGTTATATAATACAGTAAAAGGTGTTAAAAGATTAATAAAAGAAAAAATACAATGGGACTTGGAGACTTAATAGAAAAGATTACAACATACACAGGAATCAAGTGGCTAGTAAAAAAAATCTACGGAGAAGATTGTGGCTGCGACAAACGAAAAGAAAAAGCTAACAAAGTAAAACTATGGTAAAAAAAGACAGAATACTTTGGGAGGCTTTTCTGAATAGAAAGAAACAAAACGAAATAAACAAACAAGAGATAGAACTTATAGCTAGACTACATTCAGAATTATACAGGCACAAGTACAACGAGCCTTGCACCTGCAACGGTAAGATATACAAACAATGGATTGTTGAGATAAACAAAAAATATGAAGTCATTAATAAAAAATAGAAACAGAGTCAAACAAGTAATAGATTTTACAGGTGTACAAAACAAAAAAATGCACCCCTCTGACATTGATGCTGTTCTTGAGTTTAATGATGAGGCTCTTATACTCATGGAAGTAAAATACAAATTTCATAAAATACCCATTGGACAGAAACTTCTTCTACAAAGAATAGCTGATAGATGGGGAGACAAAGCAATAGTTCTTAAAATAGAACACTCATTCAATAACGATAAAATAAATATTCCATTAGATAAATGTGAGGTAACACAAATTTATTATAATAATAAATGGACTGTAATAGAGAGAACTAACGTAGTTGATTATTTAAATAAATTAGGTAACCAATGGAATATAGAAAAATGTAAATTTTAAATCATGCCACTACCGAAACCCAAAGCAAACGAATCAAGACGAGACTATATGCAACGCTGTATGAACGACAAAGTAATGATTGACGAGTATAGAAACGCTAATCAGAGAATTGCAGTTTGTTCTTCTATATTTGAAAAAAAAAGTAATTAACATTTGTTTATTTCATTTATAATTACTAGTTTTGATTATTATTAAAAACAAAAACTAAATTTTATTATTATGAAAAACGAAAAAAACATACCTGATTTTGATTCATTAACAGATAAACAAGTTGATAAAATAGTTAAAAATATGCCACACTATTTTGCTTTGTTAGATTTTAAAAAGGATATAAAAAAACTAAACAATAAATTTTTTATAAAATATGTAGAGGCTATGAGAGAAGAATATTCAAGAAGAATTAAGAAAAGTCCACAAATGAGAAAGTATTATAATCAAACACAAAAAGCTAAATAATATGAGAACACTTAAAATAAATGAAACTAGAGAATGGTATGAGTTTCTGTGGAAAAATAGATATAGAAAATCATACGAAGAATTATTAAAGGAATATAAAACTAAAAACAAATGAAAAAACTTATAGATGAATTAGTAATCTTAGATGATTGTGTAGTAACAGGTACTTTTAAGTGGAGGTCAGAGATTGACCCTAATTGGAAACCTATGGTATGGAATGAAACCTTTGAATGTTGGACTAAGAATTACTGTGGATAAAAAAATAGACAACCTTAAAGACATAGAGATTTGGTCAGACTTACATTTCTTGACTTCTATTGTCTCCTCCCAATTAGATAAAAGAAAAACAAAGAACTTACAAAAGATGTCCGAATCTTTAGTCAGGGTTGTTTTTTATTTTCAAGAATACTCTAACAACATACGATTATATAAACAAGCACTTTCAGAATATAGACTTACAAAAAACAGAGCAATAGAAAGAGCAAGAAAAGCAGAAAAAGAAAATGAAAGATTACGAAAACAAAATGAAAGCCTTAGCATTTAGTTACTTAGGCTTAATACTTATTACACTATGGATAGTATTGAACTCTTAAACGGAGAACACTTTAGACACGATGAGATACTAGAACTTATGAAAGATGATAAGTTTTACTATGACTACTTGGGCAAAGCTGCACTAAGCTCCTCATCAATCAAACTACTCTTAGATAGCCCTAAGAAATACAAATACGTTACACAATATGGCTCACAAGAATCAAGTGCTTTAGATGCAGGATGGTTGTTTCACACAGCAATCCTAGAGCCTGATGTATTCGAGAAACAAATATATGTAGATGTACAATCTAAAAACTCTAAGGCATATAAGTTAGCAAAAGAAGAACATGGAAAGGTATTTACTATAAAACAAAAAAGAGATGCAGAAAGATTAGCTGATGCTTTTCTAAGAAACGAATACGCATTACAACTAATAACAAACTGTGAGTTTGAAGTACCTGCAATAGGTATGATACAAGGCTATCCATTTAGAGGTAAAGCAGATGTATTAGGTAAACGTATTATAGATTTAAAAACTTGTAGTGATATAAAAGGTTTTAAATATCAGAGCTATAAGTATGGATATGATGTACAAGTATATTTATACTCAGAACTATTTAACAAACCTTACGAGGAATTTAAATTCATAGCCATTGACAAAGGCAGTCTAGATATAGGTGTCTATGATGTAAGCGAGGAGTTTTACAATTCAGGAAAAGATAAAGTTGCGAAAGCAATAGAAACATTTGAAACATTTTTTATTAACGGAGCAGACATAGATAGTTACTGCATAAAAGGAATATTATGAAAGAGGCAAATAAAATAGCAAAACATATTATTGATATATCTGGCGTAGATGTATTTAAGAACACTAGAAAAAGACAACATATAGAGATGAGGTCTTTACTTACATTTATTTTAAGACACCATTGTAATATGAAGTTTACAGACATAAGAGACTTTTACGAATCTAAGGGAAAGAGTTACGACCACGCAACAGCTTTACATAGTTTGAAATCTTTTGAAACACATAGAAGATACAATCCTAAAATAGACAAGTATTTTGATATAGTCTTACTTAGAATTAGAAACAAATCAAAATTAAGAAAAGCACTAATAAACCACATAATAGACTACACAAAAGAAAAAGATTTAAAAAGATTACTAAAAATAGTAGACAAATTAAAAGATGGAAAAAAACAAACTAAAGAGAAAGCAGACACCACTATATAGTGGACTAATAAAATACTTTCCTGATGCACTATGCGAAGTAGCAAGAGTAAGCTACATAGGAAGTAAACAACATCATCCTGAAGAAGAGATACATTGGGACAGAGATAAGAGTAAAGATGATTTAGATGCACTTATGCGACACCTAATGGAAAATGGTATGCACGATATAGATGGAGTAAGACACTCAGCAAAAATAGCGTGGAGAGCATTAGCACACTTACAAAAAGAAATAGAAGGAGATAAGTACCATCCAACAGACCACATAATAGCAGGAACAGAATGAAGCCAAAGAAATACACAACAATACAAAGAATAAAAAGACTAGAGAATATAGTAGGTCAAATCTACTTGAGTGTTGAGGCAATTAAAAAACATCTTGACAAAAAAGAAGAAAAGTAGCGTTATATAATTGATTAATCAATCTTTTTCAATTATGGATAAACGTAAACTTAATGGTGGTAAGAGAGAGGGAGCAGGTAGAAAACCAAAGGCAGAGGAAGTAAAACTAATAGAGAAACTTACACCACTAGAGCCATTAGCATTTGAAGCTCTTAAAAAAGGTTTAGAGAAAGGAGACTTTAAATATGTACAACTATACTACAATTATGTAGCAGGTAAACCAAAAGAAACAAAGGACATACATATAAACGAAGATGTACCTTTATTTATTGATTAATGCAACTAACTAAAACCTCAGCACTTAACAAACTAAGAGAACTAAACAAAAGAGTTCGCATAATTAGAGGTGGTTCTTCAGCAGGTAAAACAATAGGCATTATAGCAATCCTTATAGACTATGCAATAAGACACAAAGGAAAAGAAATAAGCATAGTAGCTGAATCAATACCACACTTGCGTAGAGGCGCTTTAAAAGATTTTCTTAATATACTTAAGGGTCTGAATAGGTATGATGATAGAAAGTTCAATAAGAGTACCTTAAAATACGAATTTAGCAACGGTAGTTATATAGAGTTCTTTAGTACAGACCAACCAGACAAACTAAGAGGAGCAAGAAGAACAGACTTATTTATTAATGAGTGTAACAATGTGAGCTTTGATTCTTACCAACAATTAGCAGTAAGAACGTCAGGTAACATCTGGCTTGACTTCAACCCTGCTAATTTATTTTGGGTAGATAAAGAACTTGTAGGACAACAAGACACTAACTTCATAACCTTAACCTACAAAGATAATGACAGCTTACCTGCATCAATAGTTAAGGAAATAGAGAAAGCAAAGACAAAAGCTAAGACCTCAACCTATTGGGCTAATTGGTGGAAAGTGTACGGTCTTGGACAAATTGGTAGTTTAGAGGGTGTATGTATTCCTGATTGGAAACCTATTGATAATATACCTGATGAGGCTAGATTACTTTGCTCTGGGTTAGACTTTGGTTATTCTGTTGACCCCTCAACTATTATAAGACTTTATAAATGGAATGATGCTTATATATTTGATGAGGTACTTTATCGTAAAGGAATGTTAAATAGAGACCTCAGCTATTTCATAAAACAGAACGAGATACGAGAACAAATATACGCTGATAGTGCAGAGCCTAAGTCTATTCAAGAATTAAGAAACTACGGACATAAAGTTTACCCTGTAACAAAAGGTAGAGATTCTATTGTCTATGGTATTAATCTAATTAACCAAAATGAAATATACATTACAAGTCATTCTAAAAATCTAATAAGAGAGCTGCAAGGTTATATATGGGATAAAGACAAAGAGGGTAACAATCTACAAAAACCTACTGGCACACACCCAGATTGTATTGATGCAGCAAGATATGCACTAATGATGCAACTTAAAAACCCAAATAGAGGTAACTATGCAATACAATAAATGTTAAAATTATGTTAAAGAAATGTTAAAGTTTATACTATTCTTCTCTGTTGGATAAAAATAATTAAAAAAAAGGTTCTTAACAATAGTTGAAAAACTAAAATATAGTTGTATATTTAAGTGTAATTATAAAACAAAACAAAATGAACAGATTAACATTTAACCAAGAAGAACAACAAATTTTAAGAGATTTAATTCTTAATTGTAACGATAATAAATTAATTAGTAATTTTAGAACTCAAAGATTAATTAAAAAATTAAACTCAAACTCGATTTAAAAACAAAACAAAATGGAAGATTTAATAAAAGGTTTATATAAAAATAACAAAAGCAAGTTGGTTTGGTTTGTAGATGATTTACAAGATGAAGTAGTAGTTTATAGAAATAATCAAACTAAATTAATTAGCAAAGAAAACTTTTTAAATAATTGGACAAAACACATTTAATAACAATAAAACAAAACATTATGAAAAAAGTAAAAAATTTAAGCGAAATACTAACAAGAGATTACATTATGGTTTACCAAACCGAATCATTAGAAGAAACTAATCCCAAAAAAGTTAAGATTACAAAACTAGAGGCACAAATGATACACTCTATATTTTTGGGAGAGGGTAGTGGTGTTGCTTGGGGTTATTCAGAATTCGAAAGATTTGATGGTAGCTTAACAAATCAAGACAAAGGTGTATTATCTAGCTTATACAAAAAAGGTTTAATATTCGAATCGGAGATTAATCAAGGTATGGGGTATCATCCAGAAACAGGCGAATGGTCATCAGAGATTATTATACCTACTTGGTCTAGTTGTAACAGCGAATTTGATTTTATTAGATTCCCTGAACAAAATTGGAATTAACACAAATGCAATTATCATAAAAAACAATATAAAGACCTCTACGAAAGTAGGGGTTTTTTTATGCTCTAAAACTTTTATTTATTACGTTATATAAATATGAAAGTAGAAATGTACATACCTGACACTCTAAACGAAATTACATTAGGACAATACCAAAAGTATATCAAGTATCAAAACGACAATGATGACGAAAATTTCTTAGCAATTAAAATGATAGAAGTATTTTGTGGTTTGAGAAATAATACAGTAAGAGCCATGAAAGCTAAAAGCATTAGCGATATATGTAAGATACTAGTAGATATGTTTAACGAGAAACCTGACTTAGTAAAGCAATTTAAAATGAACGGTATTACTTATGGTTTTATTCCAGACTTAGAGAATATCACATTCGGAGAGTATATTGACTTAGATACGTTTATAGGTGATTTTGAAAATATGCACAAAGCTATGTCTGTATTATATAGACCAATAACACAAAGCTATAAAGACAAATATCTTATTGAGAAATACACAGGCGATAAATCTGAAGATATGATTCATATGCCGATGGATGCTGTATTTGGTTCTATACTTTTTTTTTATCATTTAGGGATGGAATTATCGACAGCTATGCTGAACTCTTTGGAGGGTCAGGAGGAGGAGAACTTAGTGCATTATCTCAATTCAACAAAAAATGGGGATGGTATCAATCAATTTACAGCCTCTCTCAAGGAGATATTGGAAGATTTGAAAATATCACTAAACTAAATGTACATCAATGTTTATACGCATTAAGTTTTATGAAAGAAAAAGCAGAGTTAGAATCACAACAAATGAAAAGCAAATTTAAAAGATGAGCAATCAAGGAGTAAGAGGCTATTACCAAATAACACAAACATTAAAGACTAATCTCTTAACAGACGAGAATGTCAATACTGTAACAACAGGTGATATATTTGATATTGACTTATCCAAGCAGACAATCTTTCCTCTTGCTCATATTATAGTCAATAGTGTTACAATACAGGAGGCGGCTCTTAGCTTTAACATAACAGTTATGTGTATGGATATTGTTGACGTTTCTAAAGACGAAACAACAGACAACTTTGTAGGAAACAATAACGAGCAAGATATATTAAACACACAATTAGCAGTAGCAAATAAATTAATAGGAATATTAAGCAAGGGTACATTGTATCAAGACAAATATCAATTATCTGGTGATGCTTCTTGTGAGTTCTTTTATGAAAGGTTTGAGAATAGATTAGCAGGGGTGGCTTGTACCTTTGATGTATTAATAGCAAATGATATAAACGTATGCAGCTAAAAGAAGTAGAAAAAATATTACACAAGTTTGCTAAGTATGTTGTAAAACAAGCTAGAACAAAATTAACTAGGGAAAGAAAGAACACTACTAAAAAACTATATGATAGTATAGAATACAAAGTAAATAGATACAAGGATAGTATTGATTTATTATTTAGTATGGAAGATTACGGAGCTTTTCAAGACTTGGGTGTAAGTGGTAAAAAGAACAAGTATAACACTCCATATAGTTACAAAAGTAAGATGCCTCCTAGTAAAGCATTTGACCAATGGGTAGTTAGAAAAGGTTTAAAAGGAGCAAGAGATGAAAAAGGTAAATTTATACCTAGAAAAAGTTTGAGATATTTAATAGCTAGAGGTGTTTATAATAACGGTATAAAACCAAGTTATTTTTTTACAAAGCCTTTTCAAACAGCTTTTAAATATATACCAAATGATTTGAGAGATGCTTTTATTTTTGATATTGAACAAGATAAAATGTTTTTTCCTGAAAATATGAATAAGAATTAGTCATGGCAAATATATTATTAAGAAGTCCTTACTTTGTTACAATCACTACTAGTGGTCATTTATCAGCTCAAATGGCTTTGACCATTGATGGAGCTTTACGATACACAATACTTAAAAATGCAACAAGCAATAGAACAGTATTTGAAATATCTACATTGGCTAGAGATTACTTTGTAGCAAACTATGGTGGTTCTGATGGTTCGTCATTTGATACAGTTTCTATATCTTATGTAATTACAACATTTACAGCAGTAGATGGTGGAGGCACAGGTACAACTCAGACTACTGTAAATCATACAGGCTTTTACGGATATACTATGTTTTGGGATAGTGCAAATCAAGATATAGATGGAGACGATGCAGCTTTAACAAATACAGGTGGAACTGATAAAATATATTTACCAGACAATACAGCAGGGTTTGTTTATGCTATGGCTAGTGGTACACCAACGAGGTATGCAGTAAGCACCTCAGCAAGTTCTGTGTCGGCTTCAACTATTACTTATCAAGTCATAAGAGTTTGTAGTGCTAAGTACACACCAATACAGATGAGGTTTATAAATAAAAATGGTATGCCACAAGACCACTATTTCTTTTTAAAAAATGTAGAAACAGTAAACACTACATCAGAACAATTTAAGCGTAACATATTTGTACAATCTACTTCTACTTATGGCATACAAGACCATCAAATTCAAACCCTAAACAAGACAGGTAAAAAACGATTTACCTTAAACACAAACTATTTGTTAGAGGCATATAACGAGGTGATACAAGATATTATGTTAAGTGAGTATGTATGGATATATGTAAACACCTTTACACACAACGACAGCACAACTTTAAAATGGCATCCTGTAAATGTAGTTACCTCATCACTTACTAAAAAGACATCTCTAAATGATAAACTTACACAATACACTTTAGAGGTTGAGGATGCAAATGATGTTATTAATAGTATAGTATAATGAAACGTGAGGTACAACTATTTATATCAGACACAAGAGTTGACTTATTTCAAGATGAATCTATAAGCATTACTGATTCAGTACAGAATGTATCTGACATAAGTAAACTATTTACACCTTTCTCAAAACAATTTAATTTACCTGCATCTCAAACAAACAATAAATTGTTTAAGCATTATTACAACTTTGATATTCAAGGTGGCTTTGATGCTAGGTTTAAAGTAGATGCAAGGATAGAGATAAACTTTGTGCCTTTCAAGACAGGCAAACTTAGACTAACAGGCGTATCACTTAAGGACAATAAACCACACACTTACAAAGTAGTATTCTTTGGTGAGCCTAATAGTCTTAAAGATATTTTTGGTGATGAAGATTTAAGTGGTCTAAATGGCTTATCTACCTACGACATACAATATGATAACAATGATTTTTTAGATGGTTTTAAAACAGGCTTACAATCAACAGAAACAGCAGCTACAAACCTATCAAACAGAAACGTAGTAGTACCTTTAATATCTCTTAATACCTATTATACATATGACACCTCATCTACGGATAGACTAGACAATGTAACATTTACAGACTTGCGTAAACAATTAAAACCTGCGATAAAACTCAAAAGAGTTATAGAGGCAATACAAACTCAATATGATATAAACTTTAATATGGTAGATGTACACCTTGACGAATTTGTATTAGCTGAGGACACAAGCCAAGTAATTACAGAGGCAAGTCCAAGTGAAGATGTAATTTTAGAACCTGCAACAAGTGATATAAAAACATTCTTTGGTAGTGATATGTTTGATGAGCTTTATCTTTGGTTGCATAGAGAAAAGACACCTATTACCTCACCAGAAACGACAACTAAAACTTTTGGAATAGATACAACAACTAGAAGTATTAAGTTTACTCTAGCTGACTTTACTTATAGTTCTGGTGATGGTGATGTATTAACAGGTGGTAAACTTGTTATAACTAATCCAGACGAATATACTATAAGAGTTGCTCTTACACCAAGCAACAATGCAACAACAGGCGAAATTATAGTTAAAGATAAAACTACTAATGAGCTTTTGTTTTTTGAAGAAGATATAACTTTTCAAAGTAGTGTAAATCTATCAATACCACTAATGAATTTAACAAGTGGTAATCTAAGTTCAAGAACTTATGACATAGAGTTTAGAATTAATTGTCAAACAAGTCAAACTTTTTCAAGTGTTACAATGTTAATTAATAAAAATGCTACTACAGCACACAATTACACAGCTACAAACAAAGTATTAGGAGACAATATATTCATACAAGACTATCTACCTAAGATGAAAGTAATTGACTTTCTAACAGGACTATTTAAAATGTTTAATTTAGTTGCTTACAATAGATTAGGTGATAGTACAATATATGTAGAAACCTTTGATGATTTTATGACAGAGGGTCTAACAAGAGATATAACAAAATACATAGACGTTTCACAAAGTACAATAGACAGACCTATACCATACAACCAAGTAAACTTCAAGTATTCAGAACCTGTTACACAAACTAGTCTAAGGTTTGTAAATCAGTTTGCTCAATCTTTTGGTGATTTAGAATATTCAGCACCTGAGAAGTATGACGGTCAAGCCTTTAACTTACAAGTACCTTTTGAAAGAAGTGTTCTAATTAATTTACAAAATAGCTCTGGTGTAAACACAAACAACATATTAGGATGGTGGGTAGATGATAAAGGAGACACTACATTAGGTAAACCATTTATATTTTTTAACAGAGTCATAGATTCAAGCACATATACAGTAACAGGACTAAACATAACAGCTTATAATGCACCATCTAGCGTTTCTTCAGACGGTAATCATACCTTAAACTTTGGTGCTGAGTATGATGAATTTAGCAAATCTGTAAATACAAATAGTTTGTTTGAGAGATTTTATAAAACATATATTCAACAAACATTTAATCAGAATGGTAGAATCATAAAAGTATCAGCTAGACTACCTG